GAGCCGTTGAATCGCCCACTTCAGCTCCGTATAGCAGCTGTCCTTCATGCTCGATAGCGTCTTTCGCACCACAAGCATATTCGCGTCCGGGTACTCCATCATCTTCGTGATGGTGTCAAGCGCCATAGTCTTGCTTTTTTTACTTCGCCTAGAGCCCTTCACGACCCGGTAGCGGGCTTTGCTTCGCCAAAATGACCCGTAGCCCTTACCGACGACTTGAGGCAGGCTTACGGCGTTAGTCTTCGAGGGTGTCCGCGCCACTGATTACCACCGGGATAGCTCCATGAATGTCGAGGTTTATCTTGTCACGCCACTCGGCGGGCTTGCGGCATTTCAGCCAGAATATCATGGCGGTAGGATCAGCCGGGATGTGCCGGTTTGTCTTTTGCACCGTCTGTACCTTGTCGCCTGCTTTGTCAACGGCGACCGTTGTCTTCGTTTCCTCTACCGTGTAGCCCAGTGCGCGTTTGAGTAGTGCGCCTTCAACCCGACGGTCGGTCACGTCCTTGCCGGTAGCGGTCGCTTCGGCTATCTCGGGGTACTTCGACACCCACCCCGACAGCGTTCCCCCCGATACCCCTATGTGAGCGGCTATCTCGGCGTAGGTCAGCCCGTCCATCGCCCATCCGCGCATACGCTCTAGGTTCTCGGGTTTGCGCCATTCCTGTATTTTAGGTGGTGTTCGTTTCGGCATACCATCACCCCTCTATCTTTATCGCTGTTTGTCCCGTGAATGCTTCCCAACGCTCGACGATGACGGTAGCGTACTTGGGGTCTAGCTCGGCAGCAAAGCACCGACGTCCTAATTGCTCGGCGGCTATCAGCGTCGAGCCCGAGCCTGCGAACGTGTCGAGGACGATCTGTCCGCGCTTTGTCGAGTTGCTTATCAAGCGCCCCATAAGCGGGATCGGCTTCATGGTCGGGTGCTCTTTGTTGCGGCTTGGCTTGTTTTCGCGCATGACGTCTTCGGGTGCTGCCATCGCCCGCAGATCCTCGATGTAGGCGATCAGCTCCGCTTTGCCCATTGCACGGATGTTGGGTTCATCGTCGAACACGGTGTTTTGTGTACGATCGAAAGTGAAGTAATGCTCCGCTCCGGGTTTCCAGCCGTATAAGCACGGCTCGTGTTTCCAGTGATAGTCTTGTCTGCCCATCACTGCCGCATTTTTCACCCACACGATCGTCTGCTTTACGTCGAGCCCCGCAGCGCGTGCTGCGGTTATGAAGTTAAAGGCTTCGGTGCTTGCGTGCCAGATGTAGAATGCTGCTCCGGGCTTCATGGTGTTGCAGGCTGCGGTGAATGCGTCGGTTAGGAAGGCTAGGAATGAGGCGTCGTCTTGTTTGTCGCCCTCGATCTTCAAGCCTGTGCCGCCTTCGTAGTCCACGTTGTATGGTGGGTCGGTGATGAAAGCGTCAACGCTTGCGCCGTCGGTGAGCTTGAATAGGTCGGTATCACTGGTAGCGTCGCCTACGATCAAGCGGTGCACCCCGAGTTCCCATATCTCGCCGGGCGCACAGCGTAGCTTGTGCGCTTCTGTCGGCATAGCGAAGTCGTCATCGACGGCGTCTACCACCGCTTCGAAGTCAGCGCCGGTAAAGCCGAACTCGCGCATATCGAACTCGGCTATTGCTGCTAGTTCGTCGAGCAGCATATCAGTATCCCACGTCGCTATCTCGCCTACCCGGTTGTCTGCCAGTCGGAAAGCCTTGACCTGTTCGTCGTCGAGGTCGTCAGCTACCAGCACCGGCACGGTTTTGAGCCCGAGCTTTATCGCTGCCTTGTGCCGCGTGTGCCCGTTGATGATCGTGCCGTCTGCGTCTACCACTATCGGCACTTTGAAGCCAAACTCTTTGATGCTTGCCGCGACCGCGTCTACCGCCCGGTTGTTGTGCCGGGGGTTCTTATCATAGGGGGTGATGTCAGATAACTTGCGCTCATGCAATTGCATAGGTTTCTCGCCTTTCGTTTACCGTTTTAAACGATATTATACACCACGTGGGGCTTCGTTATCCGAGCAGTGGGTCTGTCGTGCGTGCTCGTATGTCCTTGATCGCTTCGAGTAAAGCGTCTTGCTGGCTTGCCTTGCCCTGCAATACTTTCATGACGCGTTCATCTATCGTGCCCCGGGCTATGAGGTGGTTTACGATCACCGTTTCGGTCTGTCCTTGCCTGTCTAGCCGTGCGTTGGCTTGCTGGTAGGCTTCAAGCGACCACGTCAGTGAGAACCACACGGCGATGTGCCCGCCGTATTGCAGGTTCAGTCCGTGCCCGGTACTTTGCGGGTGCGCTAGCAGCACTGGTATCTCGCCAGCGTTCCACTTCTCTATTGTTCGGGGGTCTGCCCCATCGAGTGCTACAGCGTCCGGGACAGCGGCTTGTATGCGTTCACGGTCGTGTCGAAACCAATAAAACACCAGAACAGGTTGCCCGTTTGCTTCCTCGATTACATTTTTCAGAGATTCGGTCTTTGCGTCGTGGATCGGCTGCACGTTTTGGTCGTCATCGTAGACCGCGCCAGCCGCCAGTTGCAAAAGTTTCCCGCTCAACACAGCTGCGTTGGCAGCGGTGATGTCACTGTCGCCTAGCTCGAGTATGAATTCTTGCGCCATCTCGTCGTAGCGCTGCCGGGCTTCTTCGCTCAAGTGCACGTCGATGCAATTCTCGACGCGCTCGGGCAGATCCGGCAAATGGTCACGCGCCCGCATCGAGAGCGCTATGTCTTCGATCTTGGCGTATATCGCATCTTCTGATCCGGGGCGCAGCTCATAGCGGCGCGTGTAGTGGTTTTGGGTGAAGTAGTAATTGCGATAGTGCGTTACAAACTTCATCAAGCGCTGCCCCAGATCAAGCAAGTATACCTGCGCCCACAGATCGGGTAGTCCGTTAGGTGCGGGTGTCCCGGTAAGCCCTATGACGCGCTGCAACCTCGGGCGCACTGCCCGCATCGCTTTGAAGCGCACCGACGTGTTGTTCTTAAAGCTCGACAGTTCATCGAGCACCACCGTTTCAAACGGAAAATGCTTTCCGTAACTTTTCACAAGCCACGGTATGTTCTCGCGGTTGATGATGTGCAGATCGGCGTCGCGCTTCAAAGCTGCACGGCGCTCAAGGGCGCTGCCCAATACCAGCTCGTAGGTCAGATCAATGCCCCACTTGTTGATTTCAGCGCCCCACGTGTTTTTTGCTACCGGCAGCGGGGCTACGATCAACGTTTTGCCGCGCTCGGCTTTTCCCATGCGCTCTAGAGCGGTCAGCGTCGCTAAAGTCTTGCCTAGCCCCATGTCGAGGAAAAGCGCACAGTGCGGCTTGTCCAGTATCCACCGCACAGCCGTTTCTTGGTACGGATGCAACGTAGGCTTCACTGGTCGAACCACGCTTCTACCAATTCTAGGGTGTCGAGGTATTCAGCGGTAAAGCCGAGATCGCGTAACTCTCGAAGTCGTTTCTCTTGGAGCTTTCGCGGCTTTTTACCGGGGCGCTTTAGCTCGACAAACTCCACGCGCCCGCCGGGGTATAACAATACACGATCCGGGTATCCTCGCCGGGATATGATGGACAGTTTCAAGCATTTCGCTCCGTGCATTTTTGCCAAATCGCAGAACCGCTTTTCGATTTTTTCTTCTAGCACCCCCATCACCTCATTAACGGATCAGTCATTGTGTGTGTGCGTCCCCTCTGCGTCTTGTTATAGCCCCGCTCCGGGTTCGTACTATCGTAGGCTCGTATCATATCATTCTTAACGCCTATCGCTTCGTTATGCGTCAAGTAGTTTGCTATCACCGTCTTCTCGACGTTTTCCCACCCGGCATCAAGTATGGCGCTATACAATTCGTGATTTTGTCTAAACTCGTGCGGGTATCTCCACCTATCGGGTTTATCGAGCCATTTACTCGACCGTGCGATATATACCTTCCCGTCGGGGAGAGTTAACCGACACACATAGTTGATCGGTTCGATCCTCGGGTTACGTCTGTAAAGCATCGCTCTATCCATTGTTGCTCCTTGCTGCTCACCTACCCCTCGCGTAATATAGGGTATACGCGTTAAGGCGCGTTTTGTACATACTTTTGTATATACGCGTTCCTTACGTACCTTATACCATACCACTATAAAGGAATTTAGTGAGTAACTTGAGCATTAGTGTTATTTTTGCCTATTTAGCTGGTATTTATAACTGCTCACTACCACGCTCACTACCTGCTCACTCTGCTCACTTACCCGATTTCGGCTTAATTTTAGCTGCTCACCGTGCTCACCGGGTGAGCAGTTTGGTGAGCACGGTGAGCTTCGGGCAGGTCACAGCCTGTTTTGTACATACTTTTCGCCTAAAAACAAGAGCGACCGAAGCCGCCCTGTTTTCACCCGTTTTTGTACATACTTTTACTCAATGTATTTCACGGGTATTCCGCTCTTTTTGGCGTGGCGTATTTCGGCTTGCATTCCTTCAGTGCACTCAAGCCCCGCCGTCCTAAACACCCACACGGCATCACACAGCTCGAGCATATCCAGCCCGGCTTCGCAACCTACTTCGCGTTCTTCTTTCACATCGTCGTTTAAGAACTGCGTGAAGTAGAGGTGTGGCGCGATCGGGATCATGTCAGCGCGTAGCACTTCCCTACAGATCGTGCGTGCCCGGCGCACGTTTGCTGCCACATCACCTCGGTACGGTGAGCAGACGTAGATCATCTTCATGGTTTTGCACCTGCCCTACTCCTGTCCTTCTCGCGCTTGCCTTGATCGCACGCATCGCACGTCGTTTTACGGTTGCCTTGTGCATCATCGTAACGGGCGTAACCCTTGCGCTTATCGAAGAAGTGACCGCCGAGGTTACACCACCATCGCTCCTTCATCACTCGCTCCCTTCTTTCAGCTCTTTCCATCGCGTATGATCCACCCCGGTCTTTTGCCGAGTGAACTCGCAGCGTGTACACGCCAGACGCCTTCCCGGATCGCGTCGCAGCTCCATGATCTCGCTACCGCCCGCCACGAGCCGTTCTATCCAGTCCGGGGCGTCCATGATGCTTGGGTCAGCATACAGCTGGTGACGTAGGTTGTTATCGCCCGCTATCGCGGTTTGGAGCATCACTTGCCAGCGCCCGCGCTTGCAGGTCGCACACGATCGCTTTTGTCCGACCGTTCCTGCTTTTGCAGCCCACACATCACCTGTGCCTTGATGCTCCATCACTCATCACCTTCTAGCTCGTAGTTATCGGCAGTCCACGCATTGATGCTGCATATCTCTTTGTGTGTTCTACGTGAGCAATTCGAGCATGGACAATCAGGGCAACATTGAATGCAGTCGTTTTCGTTCACGCAACAGACGCAATTCATGACGGCTCTCCTTGCTGTGCCCATTTGCGAAGGCGCAGTGAGCACGTTTCAGTTTCGGGCATTACGCCCTTGACGCAGCGCGCGTAGAGCGGGCATACGTCTTCTCTGCAAAGTGACGATCCCGCGCCTGCTTTCTCGACGCCGTAGTCAATGACCCGCGCCAGCACTTCGCGCTCACCCATCAGCTCCGTTATCCGCGCTTTGAGCGCGTCAACGTCTGATCCGAACCCCTCAAGACTTGCCATACTTATTTGTTCGCACATTTTCTACTCCCCCTCTTTCTCGAGCCACAGCTCGTAACAGTATCGGCAGCACGGCTTCTCGTATTGCGCGGCTTCAGCGCTTTCCTTGCCCTCGGCAAGCGTCCACATGAATACGGCGGCTAAAAGGACGCCTGCCACGATCCACGCTACATCTATGATCCGGCGCTTAATCGTCTGCTTCATTACCGCTCACCCCCGAAGTACTTGTCGTATGCCCCGCTCGGGCAATACCGACGCATACCTGCCGCGCTTGGGTTGCCCCCGTAGGCTTTCACAAACGCACGGATGAACATCTCGCTACTCTCGTACCAATTGGTCGCTCCCCGGCTTGTGAACCATGTGGGCGATCCCCACCCCCATGCGTTCTTGTTGGCGACCCACGTGTTGTTCCTAACACTGCCGTAGCCGCTCTCGACGGTCGCTATGCGGTCAAACCACCAAAGGCTCATACCGTAGGTGGCGCACAATCGCTCTATCGTCCCGTCCCGGCGAAGATCGCGCAGCGTCTTGCGATCCCGGTCTTGCGCGGTCTTCGTCTTTCCCGTTTGAGCGATCACCCTCATGCATTCAAGCACGTAGTCACGATCCTCGCTACTCACTTCAATGTCGTGTTCGGCTCTACCGCCTTCGCCGAGCGCCAGCCAGTTATTGATGTAGGCGATCCTCACGTCGGGCTCTAGCGCGAACATGAGCGGTCGGTGCTCTAGCCCTAGAGCACCCGGCTCTAGTGCCGCACGCGCCGCCACAGGGCTTCTGAAGTCAAGCGAGAGGCGGCTCTCCCGGCTCGTTCGCACCATTTCAGCGCAGCTGGTCAGCGTGCACATGAACAGCACGAAGAACACCAGCAGTACAAGGACCGGCGTGAATGACATCCGGCTTCTGTTTCGGTTAAGCATCCGCGCCGCCCTTCTCTTTAAACCCGAACGCGTAGCGCCCGCCGCGGCGCTCACCCCGTCGTGCTTTGTAGGTGCGCACCACTTCTGCGTCGTAGACTATAAGCCCATCTACGAACTCGCGCTTGATAAGACCGGCAGCCACGAGCTGGTGAACCCTGCGCGGCTCGATGCCGAGTTCGCGCTCCACACCCCTGCGCGTCATCATCTCGCGCCCGGCGAGAACGAGTAGTCGTTTAGCCATGAGCACTCACCGCTTTCGCGGCGCCGTCCATGCACCAGTCCCCGAGGTTGAGCTCGTGAGCTGTGAGCCCCCGGCTCTCGAACTCGGCTTCGCATTCTGCCCACGATCTCCCGATCGGGCGTGCTACGAAGTGCGAGTAGCCCCCGCCGGATATATTCCAGCCGAACCCCCCGCGACGATACACGCGTTTGTACGTTGTCTGTGCCATTCTGTTTCCCTTCACCTCTCGGGTGCGCCCCCGCACCCACACTTACAACCTTGCCTTGCTTACGACACCGTACCGCCCCCGGTACGGTGTCGCTTGTTACCTAGTTACTCGGTGCACAGTCTGACTTGTTGCACTTAAAATTGAGTATATTGAGGCGGATGTGATCGCACCCCGGGCACAGATCGACGTACTCGTGTTTTCCGCTGCACCTATTCGGGTTTCTGAACCGTGCGCCGTCGATCGCGTCGTACGTGTCGCCGCACCCTACGCAAACAGCTTGCATTAGTTTCGGCTTGAGGGGGTCTGTTTGTGGGTTTTCGCTTTGTAAACTTTCTTCAATAATATGCTGGAGGGTAAGAAGTAGCTGCCCCAAGTCGCGGGTGTCATATCCCTTCTTTCCGTTGTATATCTGCTGGCGAATGTCCTTGACTTGCTCGAGCGCGGACTCCCGAGCAGATACCGTATGCCCTACGTGTTTTGCTACCTTAACTGTTGCTTTCATCGTTTCTCCTTCTCGCGGTGTGCGCTTATTCGCACGACCTCATAATAGCTGAAACTCTACCTAAACGGGTAGAGTTTCTCAAGCGTTGCCATTCCGTTACTTTTTGATTATCACCGTGCCGCTGCCACCCTCGGACTTTTGCCCTTGCCCACTCATGCTGCCTTTCAGCGTGTCGATCATAGCTAGGTGTTGGTTGGTCATCGACTGCTCCGTTTCCTTGATCTGGTTGATGATCTCGGCGTAGGAGTTATCGTCGTTTACGTGCTGTTCCTTGAGTTGGCTCATTAGTTCATGCTGCGCGGTTTCGGTTGTACGCAGCCCGCGATCGCCCGCGTCCTTGATCTGGTTCATCAGATCGTCTTTCATCATTCGCATATCGGTCTTCATGTCTGACACCACCGCCTGTTGGCTGGCTGACGTTATCGAGTTCACGAAGATGTAGTTGATCGTCGTCATTGCTACGTTCATAAGAACCTGCTCTAGCTCCAAGCTCTCACCCCCTTTATGGAGAAAGGCGCTCACGCGCCCTCCCTAATGCCTTGCTGCGTGCCGGATCAGTCGAGCAGTTCGTCGGTGACCTTGGCGCGAACGTATGCGGTCTGTCGTCCGTAACCTGCCCCGAAGCTTAATTGTCCGCGCCCGGTGTGCTTTGACCAGCCCTCGAGGTAGTTGAGCACGGTGCGTATTTCGGCGTTCTTTATAGGCGTTGCCGCGCCCCGGTTGCCGCCGAGTGCTTCTGTCCATATCTCCATGACGCTGATCTGGGTTCTCACCATGCTGCCGCGCTCGGCGAATTCCTCCCCGTATTGCTGGACGTAGCGCCGCCGGTCTTCGGGTGCGCGGCTGTACCAGTCTTTTGTAATCGGAATACTTAAGTAGTCGGCGATAACGCCCTCGAGCCCATTGTCTTCCATGTGTGCGCTTTGCTTCTCGCGTGCCAGCGCTTCTTGTTCGTCGTTTAAGTAGAGCGGCTCACCTGCCCGGTAGATCGTTACCGCTTCAGCCCATATCTGATCTATCTCGGCTTGCGTGAGGTCACGGATCGCCGCAGCATTCGTGGTGGTGCATACCACCGGCAGCCACCGGCGATTGCCGGTCTTGTCACGCAAGAACTCCATCTCGTTGGTTGTTGCCCAGAACACACACGATCGGGGGAAGTAGGACTTCCGGCGTCCGTATGCCATTCTGAACTGATCCTCACGTTTGGTGATGAAGTGCTTGACCGCTTCGATGTCGGCTTTCTTCGTCGCGCTCAATTCGGCTAGCTCCATGATCCACACGCCTTGGAGCGCTTCCAGACTGTCTTTGTTGTCTACGCCCTGCAGCGTATCTGAAAACCAGCGCCCGGCGAGCTTGGCGGCAAGCAGCGACTTGCCGAGCCCTTGTGCGCCTATGGTCACGAGCGCGTGGTCGAACTTACAAC